TTATTGACCGCCTACGACCGGAACGACAGCAATTTTGCGATCATACCGTGCTGTTTGCTCCACGTTTTTGTGTCCTGAGATAGCCTGTTTCTCGTAAATGTTCCCCTGCAGGTCTGAGATACCTTTCGCTTTCAGGTCATGAAATGTGAAGTCAAAACTCAAATGGGGGTATTTAACCCGCGCTTCTTCTTTGGCTTTTCTCCATCTGCTGTTGAAGCCATCCCTGGTGTATTTATGCCCTGATGGTTGATGAAGAATAAACAGGCTACTCATCCCTTCGTTGAGGGGGAGGGCTTTAGCAAGTTCAATTGCTGCCTTCAACCGGTCTGACCATGCTTTAATTTGTGCTACTGCTGTTTTACTCTGCTTAATCAGTATTCCTTCAGCCATAAGCTGGCTTTTCTTCATCTCAAGTACATCGTTTTGACGTGCGCAGCACAGATAGGCCAGCTCCATTGCGACACGTACGACATCAGGCGAAACGCTATATAAGGCGTTGTACTCTTCGTGCGTGATATAGCGATCCCGTCCAGTCTCTTTAAATTGCTTAACTCCTTTAGTGGGGTTGCCCTTGGCATACCCGCGTTCATAAGCCCAGCGATACACGCGTGACATAAAAGCCTTTTCCCGGTTGGCCTGGGTGCGACTCTTTACGCCACGCTTATCGAGATATTTACGCACGTGTTCAGGCCTAATGCTGTCTGGTGGCATCTGCCCGAAAACATCGATTATCTTTTTGGAGTATTTGCGGTAATCCTTCTGTGTTTCAGCGGCCAGTTCGAAAAAATCTCCCGACTGGAAAAATTTATCAACCAGTCCAGAAAGTGTTGATTCATCCGGCCTGTCATTAATCAGTGCTTCCCATGCTGTCCAGACCTGCGCCTGTGTACAGGTCTTATCACAAAGGCGGATGTTTCCGCCTCCTTTTGGGTGGTACTCATAGGCTGAACGTCCGAGGTAAACCCTCGGGGGCATCCAGGCATCGTCTTTGTTTTTACGTGCGCGTGGCATTAGTCAAGAGCTCCAAAGTTAGGCTGAGGACCGTTAGCATCAATAGCTTTCTGTCGGTGAGAAAGCGGATTGTTGAAATGAGCCCACGTTGTGCGAGGGCGTCCATCGCGCCTGGTTATAAAAAATATCCCGGCATCACGCAAGCTTTCGCATTGCTTTGAAGGAATTTTATAACCGGTCAACTTTTCAATATCGGCGTCAGAGATAATGTCTGTTTCGTTGTTCATACTTCCACCTCACACTGAACCAATCGCTTTCTGAACTACCCGATAACCCCGTTTCCGGGGCTTTCTCTTCGCTTCAACTCGCACTGCTGAAACCTTTGGCGCTGGAGGGATCGGTACTGAAACGCCATTACGCATATCTCTGCGGTTACCCATCCTCCATACCAGTTGGGCGGTATAGTCCCGGCCATCGTCAACGGTGACGACTGAGCGAACCAGTTCGTCGTTTATGTCAACCATTTCACCCATTTGCCGCCTCCTTGCTGAATCCCGCGCTGATTACGTTTTTAGCGATGATTGCCGCATCAGCGCCGTCAAGCTCACCATCCTCACCGATAACTGCTTTAATCAGTTCATTCTGGAGAACGCTGTCATAATTGCGCGGCCAGAATTCCGTGGGCATATCGTAGGAGTTGCAGTAGAAGAACGTGTCAATAGTTATCTGAGCGGCTTCCTCGGCAGTCCGCTCAGGCTGGCGATAACCAGCCTCCCAGATAGCATCTGTCATTGCCGATGGATCACCGGCAGCAGATTTAATCAATTGAACCAACTCAAACAGATTCGATTCAGTCACCACACACCTCCATTTCCCTTTCCACAGACTCACAGCAGCGGCGAAAAACTTCAGCTGATACCTCATTTCTCAGGGCTCTGATGAGCAATTCATCCCGCGATTTTTGACGCTCAATATTTTTCTCTCGCTCCAGTTGACGCAGTACGGCCAGGCGGGAAGTAATGCGTTTCCGTGTGTTCTTCCACTTAACCAGAGCTACGTTTGCCCTGTGCCGCCAGCCATATTCGTTATCGATAACGTTTTCAAGTTGCGAGCTGATACTGGCAATGACATCTTCAGCCGTGACCAGAGCCTGCAGGTGGTCGCTTATGGTTACCAGTTGGTTAACATCAATGGATTCAGCTTTCATCCGTTCACCTTCCTGTCTGCCAATGTTTCAACGTAATCCCAACCACCACAGGCATTAACCATTTCTCCCAGTCTTGAAAAACAGGCATTCATCCAGCGCAGCCCGCGAGGTGTTAGTGATGGCACCGTTCCCCAGTCGATGAAGTCCGAATTGCTGCGATGAATATATTTGATAAGGTCCAGAATGTTGATGTAATGGGCCCGGCGTTTTTCCATATCCCAGCCTTTGTTTTCCAGATACGAATCGATGAATTCCTGTAATGCTGGCTGATTAAGCGAAATATCACCGAACTGGTGGCGATAAACCGGGCGGCGGTGCAGGCTGACCAGATAAAACAGATACGCATCGCATACCCATGTCAGAGCTTGCTGGTGGGCCAGCTCGATAACGAATGCGTTATTTTCCACTGCTGCTCTCCATGTCACGCTGGTTCCAGTCATGGATGGCTCGCTGTTTGCTGTCAGGCAACTGGGAAGCGTTGCAACAGCCACAGTTGACGAGGTACATATTTTCGTCACCATCTTCAGGCAGGGTTTCGACCAGGCTCACGTTTGGGTTGCCGCAGAATGGACAGGGCTTGAGCAATCCGTCGCTGTTCACATTGTCTGTGGCCGGAGGATACGAATCAGGGACAACGGAGATCAGCACCAAGTTGGTTGCCTCGATACGGTCATCAACGATAGATTCAGTTGCAGCACAAATAGCACCTGACACATCAAAGGAGTTTGTTTTTACTGTAAGCGGATGGCGGCCACCGCAGGGGTAATCACCCATAAATGTCACGGTGTAGTCAATTTTCTGAATCATTTTTCCTCCGGCGTATAAATCGCTTTGTCGTGGCTGAACTCGCCGTTCCAGGTGGTTTTCATCGGCAACTCACCTTTGAGGTAGAGCTGATAAATCCGATGGGTGCCTTTCTGCAGCAGAACGATTTTCTTTTTAGTGAATGGCTCTTTGCCAACGTCCTTAATCTGTATGTCCTGCTCAGTAAGGTATTTGTCACGGGCATAAGATTTAACGCGCCAACGCGGCTCTTTCTCTGGATCTGGTTGTTCGTTGTAAATCCAACCGCGCTGATATGCCCACCAGGTAATTTTGCTGGTATTAACACCGTTGAGCGCCTTGCAGAACGCTGGCAGAGTCATTCCTTTGGTAAAGTGCTTCTCCAGATTCTCAACCGTCACGCTTAGTGTTTTATTTTCCAGCGCAGTGGCTTCGGCTCGCTCTTCGGCCTCGATAACCATCATCGCCAGCTGCTTACGGCTGAGAGCCACCTGTGTTGACGGTGCCGCGATGGCATCACGCTGAGTAAAGTAAAATTCCACCAGGTCTTCGTGATATCCCCATGCCTGATCGGTATCGACGACTTTTGACATGCGAGCCGCGCCGCGTTCGGTCCAGAGAATCAGCTGGCTTGTATGTTTATTAACCAAGTGACTTTCAGGTACTAGGTTCTTAAATCCCTTTAGCTCTGAGCCAGTCAGAAGGAAGTAATGCTTACCCTCTTCGAACCGTTCCAGATTGCGTGACAGGTTTTTACGGATGTTTACCTCATCCGTGCCATATCCCGCTGCCAACTGCTCAGTAGTCACAACCCGTTGACCGCGATACTCGATGATCTGCAAGTCGCGAGCCGCTACTGGTGCTAATTCAGTTTTCATTGCCATTTTCGTTTCTCCTTAATGCAAAATTGGTTTTACTGGAGGCTTTTCACCGGCACGCAACCGGCGCGCGACATCTAAAAAAATCCCATCCAGGAATTCGTTGAACCATGACGCTTCACCTGCTTGAACGCGCTGCTCATTTGCCCAGTAGAACTGGAACACGGCCATATAGCGCTCTGTTGGCTTGTGCAGGAGAAGGTCTTCTTCCACGTACTTGATTAGTACGTTCTCAATCAGCGCTCTTGTAAGGCCTAATACTCTCTCTTCACTTCTGAACACATACTCACCCTCACGCAGCCCCCAGCGCTTTTCACATTCAATCAGGTAGAGGAGGGCGACAGTTCCGCGCATGGACTCACAGATGATTTCAGCCCATTCGTGCTGCTCGGCAGCAGTAAGCTCGTGGTCTCCGCTGCGATTTTCATCCATCATCCATGCAGGGAAATTCATACCTGTCCTTTCGTGGATATCTTTCAGCCTGGCGACAAGCCGCTTGATGTTGTCGTTATTTTCCGCCATCAGTTAATTCCTCCGCTTAAATGTTTCTGCTTCACGTAATCAACAACCTCGTTCAGAAGTTCGTCGATAATTAATTTCCCAGAATCTGTCAGATATTCGGTGTGCTTATTAATTCCTATGGCATTTTGATATGCGGTTTTGATAGTAGCGTCACCCTCATATCTGCTAAGCCCACCGCGTGTTAATCCTTCAAACCGTAATAACAGCTGATTCATGAAATGCTCATTTACTTCTACGGTTTCAATTTTGTTTTCGGGCAGTTTTATAATCAGTAGGTTTCCACCAGTTTTACGTTTGAGTCGCGCCAAGGCCGCGTTTGCAATTCGGCGGCGATATGTCTCGATTAATTTATCCATTGCGCTGTTCCTCCTCCAAACTCATAACTATTTCTTCTTCTTTTTCGGTCCATCCATGAATCTCCGCAGCGAGGTCATAAACCAGAGCGCATATCGTTTTAAGTTGAAATCTGTCTAGCTTGTCTTGATATTCAAATAATGTTTGTGTCAAGCCTGACAACTTCTCCGCTTTGATATTCACTTCCTGAATATCTTGTCTTTTTAATACGATCATAATTACCGTCCATATGCTTTTTTAAGATAAAGACGAGCGATTACCTCGTAACCGCAGGCCGCATAAAGGCATGCTGTTCTATATGCCGCTATGTCTTTGATGAAAGTCATACGAAGCGCCTCATAGTCATTGAGGCAATAACCCGGCCATGCACTTGCATATCGCTCTGCTCGTCGGCATCAAGCGTAAAGTTCTCGTAATGATGATTGTCAGAAATTATCACCAGAGCACCGTCAGGCAATGGCTCAACACGCTTAACGAATACGCATGGTCGCCCGAAAATATCGCGGGTAAAAACATAAATACCCGGCTCTGAAACCTTTCCGCCACAGTCAGCGAAAGCGATCAGTTCGCATGGCTGGATGGTTGGCTGCATGGAATCCCCACCCATCTGGCAAGTCATAATTTTCCCAGGTGTGTACTTGCCTTTCTCATCAACAAATAATTCACAAGGATAAGCGACTGGCTTATTTATTGGGTTAAGTAAATTATGCATTTTCACTTCCTTAGGGTGAGTCTGTCCTCACCCGTAAAGGTGTTAATTAAACTCAGGGTTATTAATTAATATCTTAATTGATTGGCGGAAAACATCCGCTTAACGTCCGGGTAATCATCGATTATTTTTTTTGCATCATCACATGCTTCATCATATGACTTGAAGAAATCAACTAACACGAAACTATTATCAATGCGCTCGTAAACCGCAAACTCTACCCCATCTACACAGGTTGTTCTGAACTGGTAATTAAAACCTTCATCATGAGGTTGGGCTGAAAAAAGATAACACCAGTGAGCATTAGTAGCTCTGAGCTTGTCGTGGATATTAAAATATTTACCGCCTGTATTTTGATGGGAAGATTTCTTCATCTCATTGGCTCCGTTGTTTGCCGATGAATGAAATATACCTATAGGTAACATTGTAAATCAATACCTACAGGTAATAAAATGCGATTTATTTTCTAATTATATGATTGTTATAGATTTTTATTTCTTTATCAGATTGGCTTTTGATTGCAGGTACAAAAAAACCCGGATGAACCGGGTTTGAGGTATAGGATCATAGGCTTCTAAACGAGTCGCATCTTAGTTTCTATAGCAACCCCTATAATGCGGCAATTACCATTGATAGGCACCACGGGCCACTGTGGGTTCAAACCTTTCAGATAAGATTTTCCACCGTCGAGCACAAGTTTTTTAAAGGTTGCCTCATTGGAGTCGTAAAGCTTAGCTATAACTAGACTCCCGTTGATTGGTTCCCGGCCTGTGTCAAAAAGAACATACGTACCTTCGGGTATGCTAAGGCCTGTGGGTGAAGTCATCGAGTCACCCTCAATCTTCAGCCAAAAAGCGTCACCTTGTACATGAGCATCAGATTCAAGCCACATGTCTATGTCTTTTAAGCTATAGGCTTCCACAGCTTCACACCATGCGCCGGCCTGAACATTACTTATAACAGGATAAGATCTGCTGGGTTTGTATGGACCTACGTAGCTAACATTTGCATTTTCTAGGCCTATTTCATCCATCCATCCCCTTGGCAAATTAAAGGCCTTCTCGATTACTTCTATCATCCCGTCAGCGATTCGTTTTCTGCCTGCCTTACCTTCTGGCCACAGCATTCGCGATACGTAGGAAGGCTCTCGCTCCAGTTTCCTGGCGAGTTCTGATGCGTTGCCATTGCAGTATTCATCCCGCAACTGGATGAGCCTTAAGCGGCGTTTCTCGTATTTGTCCATAGCTTTCATTCTATCAGTTGTTACCTATTGGTAAATTACCTGTGGGTATTGATTATTGTATTACCTGTGGGTAATATCAATCCTGTTGATTTATCCAGAGGCATCATATGGAAACGTTAAAGAGATACATGGCTAGCCTTTCACCAAAACAAAAAAGAGCATTCGCGGAAAGTTGTGGGACAACAATCAACTATTTGCGCAAGGTTATGAGCACCGGCTCAGTGATTGGTCCTGAAATTTGCGTACAAATTGAGATCCAAAGCGGAGGAGCTGTAAGCCGTCAGTCGCTCAACCATGAAAACTGGCAACGCATCTGGCCAGAACTAAAGGGTACAGAGCCCACCCCTGAGAATAATGAGGTGTGACATGTCACATCCAATCACTACCGAAAACCAAGTTAAGCCATTGGATATCGATTATCGCGATCCGCGCGGTGTGATTGTGCATGTCACCGGCTGGAATCGGGATAAGCAGCAGGTGTATTTCACCAGGCAGAATTATCCGCATGAATGCATGCAGCCTGTCTGGAAGTTTCAAAATTATTTCAGGAGGGTTGGGGAGTGAGCAATTTCTTACAGCTCGTTGATCGTCCAATAGCCTTTCAACGGTCCTTCGTTCGCCTTGGCGTGGGTATTACAGGTGCATTGCTATTGTCACAGATTGTCTATTGGCAGAACCGCATGGAAGGGAATTGGTTCTACAAAACCCAGGCAGATCTCGAAGAAGAGACTGGATTAACGCGTTACGAACAAGAGGGAGCGCGTAAAAAGCTGGTTTCCTGTGGCGTACTGGAAGAAGCAAAACGTGGCATCCCAGCAAAATTATATTTCAGAGTAAACCAGGAGCGCTTGGAAGAACTTCTACTCGGTGAAAACCAGCATACAGGTATGGGGAAAACTAACAAGCAAGGATGCGGAATTTCCGCAAACAGTGATGCGGAAAACCAGCATGCAGGTATGGGGAAAACTAACGAGCAGTCATGTGGAAATTCCGCATCCATTCATACAGTAGATTACCAGGAGACTACACAGAAGATTAATACAGAGAATAAATCTCTTGGTGCATCGGCTGAAGCCGACACACCGAAAGTGAAATCTTCAACTGATTATTCTCCTGCATTCGAAGAAGCCTGGCAGGCATACCCAAAACGTAGCGGTGGAAATAACAAGCTAAGCGCATTCAAAGCCTGGAACGCACGTATTAAACAGGGAGTAAAACCAGAGACGATGCTGGAAGGGGTTAAGCGCTACGCAGCTTTCATGGCCTCTGAGGGAAAGATCGGTACTTCGTTCGTTAAGCAAGCGGCGACGTTCTTCGGGCCGGATAAACATTTCGATGAACCGTGGCTGGTAGAGACCCAGGAAAACAAAGTCCCTACCCGACAAGACCAGTCTCGCTACGAGTGGTACGCAAAGTCTGATGACGGCTCTGCCGAGGTGTTTATCAATCAGTCAGCGATCGATCGCATGAACCGTGGCGGGTATCGCCCATGAAAATACTCCTCAAGCGTGTGCTGGTGGCCGGATATAACCACGGCGTTCTGTGCGAGGGATTTGTGAGATGGTTTTTTGTTAAATTCGATTTACGGAGTTTGTGAGTTATGAGCCCAGCTGAACTATCAGAAAAACTATGGGATAACGCTGAACGCGTCGCTAAGTTTCTCCTTCCGAAAGGACATCTGGAGGGGAAGGAGTGGTGTGCTGGCAATACGAACGGTGACTCAGGCAAAAGCCTCAAGGTCAATATCGGCGGTAAAAAATCATGGGCTGACTTTGCCAGCGGTGACAGCGGTGACCTGCTGGATCTCTGGGTGTTGGTTCGTAACTGCCAGCTGCATGATGCAATGCGAGAGGCGAAAGAGTTTCTTGGCCTGAAAGATGACGACCACCACTTCGAAGCGAAGAAAAAACTGTTCTCTCGTCCGACGAAAAAGGGCGTTAAATCGGCCAGCAAATGCTATGACTACCTTGCTTCACGTGGAATTACCCGTGAAACAGCCGATCGCTTTAAGGTAACAGACGCGGTGGTCTGGTATCACGACGAAAGCCGCGAGGTACCAGCAGTGGCATTCCCGTACATCCGGAATGGTGAACTGCTACAGGTAAAACGTATTGGAACCGAAAGGCCAAACGGCAAAAAACTGATTATGGCTGAAGCTGATTGCGAACCATGTCTGTTTGGCTGGCAGGCTCTGGATAAAAACACCCGCCTGGTAGTTCTGTGCGAAGGTGAGATTGATTGCATGACCTTTACGCAGCTTGGCTATGATGCCCTGTCTGTTCCCTTTGGCGGTGGCAAAGGGGCCAAACAGCAGTGGATTGAATATGAATACCATAACCTCGATCGCTTCCAGGAAATTTGGCTGTGCCTGGACAACGACAATGTAGGCCGTGAAGCTGCAAAAGAAATCGCCAGACGTCTTGGGGAACATCGTTGCCGCATGGTTGAACTTCCCCACAAAGATATCAACGATTGCCTGATGAACGGCATGGACAGCGACTCCATTCTGGAATACATGGAGCGCGCCAAATTCTTCGATCCCGATGAGCTTTGCTCAGCAGGGGACTTGCTTCAGGAAACTATCGAGGCATTCGAACATCGGGATACCGGTCTGTTTACAAGCCCATGGGCTTCGCTGAACAACAACTTTAAGTTCCGTGCCGGTGAACTGACCCTCGTTAATGGCGTTAATGGGCATGGAAAAACAGAGCTCGTTGGACATATCGCGATTGATGCGATGAGTCAGGGCGTCAGGACGTGTATTGCTTCTCTGGAGCTTAAACCAGGCAAAATGCTTGCCCGACTCACGCGGCAAACCATCTGCACTTCCTCACCGAAACGTGAAGAAATCATTATGACCAACGAATGGTTTTCTGACCGCCTTTGGGTATTCAAACTTACCGGAACTGCCAAAGCAGACCGGCTTCTTGAGATTTTTGCCTATGCCCGGCGTCGCTATGGCATTGAGCTGTTCGTCATAGATAACCTGGCTAAATGTGGCTTAGACGAAGAAGACTACACAGGTCAGAAGGACTTCATCGATACGCTGTGCGACTTCAAGAACGAGCATAACTGTCACGTCCTGCTGGTTACCCACGCCAGAAAAACAAACGACTCCGCTCCAACAGGAAAGATGGACGTAAAAGGCACTGGCGCCTTAACCGACATGCCCGACAACGTTATGGCCGTCTGGCGCAACATTCCCCGTGAGCTGGCGCAGAGAAAAGCGGATCGTATGGGTTATGAGAGCCTCGACAAAGACGAACAGGCCGCGATCAATCTCCCCGCTTCAATGATTCGTTTGTTGAAGCAACGAGAAGGGGAAGGGTGGATCGGTGACATCGGAGCTAATTTCGACTCTCGCTCTCACCAGTTCCTGGAAGGCGAGAAAAAACCATTTAACTACCTGGTCGGTAAGCCGCAAAGCGAGCTTGATCTCGAGTGGGAAGCCAGCAACGTAACGAGGGTTTGAGATATGGAACTTGAAGCATCACTAAAACACTTTAGCCCTCAGGGTGTGCACATCAGCGACGACGTGAAAGGAACCTCTCCGGATCGTCTCACCGGCACTGATGTAATGGCGGCGATTGGTACCACCAGCAGCCGTGCGCGGTTCGGCCTGGCGGCGTTCTTCGGTAAAGCGGGAATCAGCAAAACGGATGAACAGCTCGCAGTTCAGGCGCTGGCGCGATATGCGATGGATGTCGCTCCGAAGAATGTTCGCAAGGCAGCTGGTGGGCAGTTCGGATGGTGTATGCAGATGTTGGCACAATTTGCCTTTGCTGATTACTCCCGTTCGGCGGCTACCAGCGTGACATGTCACAGTTGCAGCGGTACCGGGCGAACAACCCGCGAGCAAATTACCCGCAAAGTTTCGTACCCATGGGGTAAAGCGCCATATTGGGCTAACCGCTCTCGTGCCGTTCGTCCGTCTGACTGGGAGCATTGGACTGAGGTAACAGAGGTTGTACCGGCGGTCTGTGATGTTTGCGAAGGCAAGGGAACGATCAGCGCCCGGTGCAGGTGCGGCGGTAAAGGTGAAGTGCTGGATCGCAAAGCGACCAAAGAACGTGGCGCACCGGTTTTCAAAACGTGTGAACGTTGCTCTGGTAATGGCTTCTCTGCTATCTCCTCGGCGACGGTACACCGTGCCATTCTGAAGCGTCTCCCGGACCTCCATCAGTCCTCATGGTCACGCAACTGGAAACCCTTTTATGAAATGCTGGTGGACACGCTGCGCCAGGGGGAGCGTCACGCGGCAGTAGAGTTTGAGAAGGCGACAACTTATTAATATGATCGGAACAAATGGCGACACTTTTTTGCACGTTAGTGTTGACTTTGCATAAAACTGTCCTGTATGCTTCTGATTATGGAGTATAGCGCCTGTAGATAATTAACCTCTAAAAGCCCGTCACGTTGCGGGTTTTTTTATTTCCAGCAAGGTTTTTCTTCATTGCGTTTGTTATGTTGTGTTTTTTAACTGAGGGTCAGTTGATGAGCGCAGATGAAAACTTGTTGAGTAAAATTCAGGAAGTACGGACGGTAGAGGATGTGGAGCAAGTCAATTTGGGCCTTTCTAAAGGCTGGGTGATTTTGATGATCACCGAGAGCTCTACAGTCTGGGAAGATGGCAGCAAAAGCAGCCTTGTTACATATCACATGGGCAAGCCGAAGGCATTGCCGGTCTGATCAAGCCTTACCAAATCAAAAATTTCAATCATATATAGGCCACCTCACGGTGGCCTTTTTTGTTTCCCCTCAACCTTCTGAGAGGATCAACAGCAATAAGAGGGGGCAAAATGTCCGATCCATTAACCGGCACCGGCGCAGTTCTCGGCGGCGGCCTGCTGGGTTCAGTCCTGTACGGCGTCTTTACTCATACAGATTTCGGTGTGGTGTTTGGGGCGTTTGGTGGTGCGGTGTTCTACGTCGCAACAGCAACGAACCTGTCTCGTGCACGACTGGCTGGGTATTTTCTGACGTCGTTTATCGTTGGGGTGCTTGGGGCTGGATTTGTTGGCTCACTGCTAAATGCCGCATCGCGATATGAAAAACCGTTGGATGCACTAGGAGCAGTGATTCTGTCTGCCCTGTGTATCAAAATCCTAACTTATCTTAATAACCAGGATCTGAACAGCCTGTTCAGCTTTTTCTCGCGTTTACGCGGAGGAGGGGGAAATGGCAGGTGAGCTGACTGCATTCTTTAATGCATTTATCTGCGCGGTAATTGTTGTCGTTCTGATGTTCTACCAGCGACATGGCGCCCGGCATCGTCCTTTCATCTCTATCATGGCGTATGTAACCGTACTGGTTTATGCCGTTATCCCGTTGCAGTTTATCTTCGGTCTCTATCGTGACTCCAGCTGGCTGGTGGTGGTGGCAAACCTCCTTATCTGCGCCGCCGTTATGAGGACCCGGGGAAATCTGGCACGTCTGGTAGATCATCTGAGGCACTAATGAACCAAACACAATTTGAAAAGGCGGCAGGTATAAGCGCCGGTCTAGCCGTGCGCTGGTTTCACTATATCGATGCTGCAATGAAGGAATTCGGCATAACCGCGCCGCTCGATCAGGCCATGTTTATCGCGCAGATGGGCCATGAGTCCGGCGGTTTCACCCGGCTAGTGGAAAACCTGAACTATGCGGCAGAAAACCTGGTACCTACGTTCGGCAAGCATCGCATTACTGCACAGCAGGCCGCCGCGCTTGGCAGAACGGCAACACAGCCGGCAAATCAGAAAGCGATTGCCAATCTGGTTTACGGCGGTGAGTGGGGCAAAAAGAACCTGGGCAACCAGGTTTCTGGTGATGGCTGGAAATATCGCGGTCGCGGCCTGAAGCAAATCACCGGGCTCAGCAATTACCGCAACTGTGGCCAGGCGTTGAAACTGGACCTTGTTACCCACCCGGAGCTGCTTGAACAGGATGAATACGCCGCGCGCTCAGCTGCATGGTTCTATGTCTCGCACGGATGCCTGCTCCATTCCGGCGACGTAGAGCGCGTCACGCTGCTTATCAATGGCGGACGTAACGGGCTGGATAAACGCCGCGCGCTGTTTAACCTGGCGAAATCTGTGCTGGTGTGAGGTCACTATGGGGTTTGAAACTTTAATTGGTATTGCTGCAGCAGTCATTGCCGCCATCGCTGGCGCTTTCGGCCTGGGCCATATTCGCGGCTCAAGTAAAGCAGAAGCGAAAGCCGATCAGCAGCGCACCGAAGAGAACGCAGCGGCGACCGTTGCGGCGGCAGAACGTAAAGCGGAAGTCACTAAAGAGGCCAGTAATGTCCAGCAGACTGTTAATCACATGCCTGATGACGATGTTGATCGCGAGCTGCGCGAAAACTTCACCCGCTACGGTGGTGATTGATACAGGCTGCCTGTGGAGCCGGATTATCTATCTGACAAACCACGACATCGACGTTCTGGACCGCCAGACTAAGAAAGACATCCTGGCGCATAACAAAGCGTGGCAGGCGAACTGCCAGAAAGAAACCAGAGCCTCGCAATAGCGGGGCTCTATAACAACTGAGGAATGAGCATGACAGTAGTTCTTACAGCAAAACAGATTGAAGACCTGGCTGTCTTCGCAAAAGAAGACGGCGCGCCTCAATACACCATCACCACGGGGACAATCCCGGAGTTCGAAGCAGACGATGGCGAAATTATTCCTGAATACTCTGGTCTGATCGCGTATTCAGATTCACTTGAGCGTGGCGTGTTGCAACTCGACGATTAAGTGGCCATTACAAAGCTCACCTGCTAGTGGGCTTGATAGTGGTTATCCCATAAAGAGGTCAATCAGCCTGGTATCTCCGGAGTGGGCAAGGCAATTGATATGTTCAGCAGGAAAATAAGTAAATATGAGTTAAGCAGGAATTGCTACTACACTCAGTGTTACCGATTTCCTGTGGAGCAACATTATGCTTGATGGACGGTTGGAAACCATGCACTGCGGGACGCCCTGCTTTGCTGTGTATGGTAAGGAAGAGTTCATAAACAACCTTATAGATTACATCCGAAGTAATTCTGGGTTGCCTGCTGAAATCCGCATTATTGGCGGGCTGGATGTGATGGGGCGAATGAAAATAACAATTACAGGTAAGATAATAGATGAATTGTCACTGGAAGATTTTCAGTTAATAATTTTGAATAACAACACTAACAGCGATTAACTCTTCTCAACCGCCTTCGGGCGGTTTTTATTGTAGCTAATATGGTGGCTTCATTTGTAATGGCAGCATCTCCACCTGCGGATAAGGCAACACTTACCTCCTACAAGGTATAAAACGGCCTCGCACCCGCGAGGCTTTTTAATGCGCATCGCACGCGCACATCAAAGAAAGTCTTTCAGCTGTGAGCCTGGGCAAACCGTTAACTTTCGGGGCTTTGCCGTGCGACAGGCTCACGCCTCAAAGGAAAATCAAATGCAGGTCACTATTGATGGTGTCCCGTATGCACCTGCCAGCGTCATTTCATCACGGATCGGTATTTCAATTTCGACGCATCAGCGCGAAGACGTTTTAAAACGAGCGCTAGAACAGCACATGAAACATCTACCCGCTGGCGCGCAGGTGGTAGTTGTCGATGATGGTTCAAAACCTGCAGCGGTAGTGCCAGACGGCGTGCAGCTGCTGCGCCATGAAACATCCCTCGGTATTGTTGCATCAAAGAACGCCAGCTTAACTGCCCTGATGGATGCCGGGTGTGAGCATCTTTTCCTGTGGGATGATGATGCCTGGCCCATCGCTGATAACTGGCACCAGCCTTACATCGATTCACCGGAGCCGCACCTGGCTTATCAGTTTCTCGATCTGGCTGGCCCGCGAAAAATTAACGATATGACCGTTCTGTACCGGGATGATAAGCATATTGCTTACACCGGGCAGCGCGGAGTGATGCTGTACTACCACCGCAGCGCTATCGAAAAGGTGGGCGGGTTCGATCCGGTGTATGGCCGGGGCATGTATGAGCACCCTGATCTGGCGCTTCGGATTTATAATGCTGGCTTAACGTCCTGGGCGTTTGCTGATGTGGTTGGCTCTGAAAAGCTGATTCATTCGATGGATGAATACGAAGAAGGCGCACGCAGCATACCGAGGCCAGAACGTGAAGCGCTAGATAAAAAGAACGCTGTGATTTATGGGCAGCGCCGGGATTCAGGATATACAGGCTATGCAGAATATCGATCTCAGCGCGACGTGGTAATCACAACGTTGCTTACCAGCCAGCCAGACCCGCAGCGCGGTACGAAAATGGCGGCCGAACCTGACATGCTGACTAGGTGGGCTGCCTCGCTTCGAAATTGTGGCCGTGTCGCGCTGGTGGATGAACTACAGACAGCACCGGCAGACGTTGAGCTGTATCGCGTTCCTGACGTGAGGATGAATGTCTACTTCCGGCGCTGGCTGCATCTTTGGCAGCACCTGCGCGATCACCCTGAATACCGGTTCGTCTGGTGTACCGATGGTACAGATGTCGAAATGCTCCGCGCACCGTGGGAAGAGATGCAGCCAGGTAAGGTTTATGTAGGTTCAGAACCGAAGACATACGCGGACACCTGGGCAAAGCAGAATCATCCTGAGCGAATCTATCAGGAATTCATCGAAGCGCACCGCAATGATGTGATGCTTAACGCTGGTCTGCTGGGTGGCACCCGCGCTGATGTAATGGCGTTCGCGCACGGCATCATCCGTCTTTACTACCGGATCGAGAGTTATCGTTTCTGGAAGAAAGAACATGCTGGCGCCGCGGTGGGTGACATGCTGGCGTTCGCTATTGTCGCTCATTCATTCGCAGGAAAGGTGATTACCGGACCTCATGTGCACACCGTTTTCAAAACTGATGGGATCGGTAAGGAGGCGGCATGGTGGAAACACAAGTGAAGTTTGCGGTTATCGGCCACCATTCCCGATATAAGCAGGCATCGCGTCTTGCTGGGATTCTAGGGGATGTACTGCTGATTGATAGTGGAGACCATGGCGCAAACTGGAATCATCGCCGCGCGCTTGAATGGGCATCATGGCAGGATTGCCGGGTAGTAATAATCGAAGATGACGCATTGCCTGTTCCAGATTTTATTGAGCAGGTTAGTGAATGGCTTAACCGCTTCCCGGAATCGCTGGTGAGTTTCTACCTGGGTACTGGCCGACCACCTCAGTATCAAATGAAGATAGCTGAGCGGCTGATTGTTGCTGATAAGACTAAGGCTGATTACATCACGCTACAGAGGCTGATACACGGCGTTTGCTATAGCGTACCCCCTCAGCATATTGAACGAGTCCTTTCTCGATGGGACAGCAGCAAGCCAGCTGATTATGCCGTAGGTGATGCCTATGGCGGCGCAGTGGTTTATCCGTGTTACTCGCTGGTGGATCATGCTGACGGCGAACCGGTTGAACGTCACCCTGACTCAGCGCCACGCACAGAACGCCGCAGGGCGTGGAGGTTAGCCTAATGCCTGCGTTAATACCGAGAGCATGCCGCAAGCGTGGCTGTCCTGGCACAACAACAGACCGCTCAGGCTATTGTCCCAGGCACCTTAACGAAGGCTGGCAGCAGCATCAGCGAGGACAGAGCAGACATCAGCGAGGTTATGGCAGCAAGTGGGACAGTCTGCGCCCAATCGTTCTCGACAGAGATAAACACCTTTGTCAGGAATGCCTGCGAAATGGAAGGTATACACCCGCTGAGACGGTGGACCACATCACCGCCAAAGCAAATGGGGGGACCGATGACCTGTCCAACCTCGAAAGCCTCTGCAAGCCCTGCCACAGGGCGAAGACAGCGGTCGAAAGACTCAAATGACATCAATTATCATTTGAGTCGACCGAGGGGGAGGGCGGGTTGAAAGTTCAGGAACGACGCGCCAAAGGACCGCCGCCTAACCTCTTTTCACATCGCCGCAGGTTGGAAAACTTTTTTATGGGGTCCCCCATTCGATGATTAATAGGAGTTTTCGATTATGTCTGGACCACCGAAAACCCCGACCCATCTACGTTTGGTGAGGGGTAACCCATCAAAACGCCCGATTAATGAAAACGAACCAAAGCCAGCCGCAGGGGTACCCCCAACGCCTAAGCATTTCGACAAGCAGGGGAAATACTGGTTCAGGCGTATGGCCGAAGAGCTCGATGCGCTTGGCGTCATGTCGCAGCTGGACGCGAGAGCGCTTGAGCTTCTGGTTGAGGTTTACACCGAGTACCGGCATCACTGCGATACGCTGGAGAGAGAAGGCTACACCTACGCCGTATATAGCGACGAAGAGCCAGACGAAGGCAAAGAGCGAGAGATTCGCATGATAAAGGCTCACCCGGCAGCCATCATGAAAGCTGATGCCTGGAAACGTCTGCGCGCCATGCTCGGTGAGTTCGGCATGACGCCAGCCAGCCGCTCTAAAGTGAATGCAAAAGGTCCTGATGCGGTTGACCCACTGGCCGAGTTTATGAAAGCGAGGGATTAATGGCTAAGGTTGCAGAAGGCATCCGCTACGCCGAGAGGGTGATGGCGGGGGAAATTATTGCCTGTGAGTATGTGCGCCTTGCCTGTCAGCGTTTTCTTGACGATCTCGCACACGGCGAAGAGCGCGGTATTTTCTTCAGTGAGCCGCGCGCGCAGCACATCCTGAATTTCTATAATTTTGTGCCTCACGTAAAAGGCGCCCTGGCAGGCCAGCCTATTGAGCTGATGGACTGGCATGTTTTCATCCTGATTAATATTTTTGGTTTTGTTATCCCGCTGGTTAACGAAGAGACGGGGGAAACCGTCCTGCGTAACGACGGCAGCGGTCGGCCTGTGATGGTTCGGCGTTTCCGTACAGCAGATGTTGAGGTGGCCCGTAAAAATGCCAAATCAACGCTTTGCTCCGGTGTGGGGCTTTATATGGCTGGCGCAGACGGTGAGGGCGGGGCGGAGGTTTATTCCGCTGCCACCACCCGTGACCAGGCGCGAATTGTTTTTGAAGACGCGAAAAATATGGTCAAGAAGGCGAAAGCCACTCTTGGGCGGATCTTCGAATTCAACAAGCTCGCTATCTACCAGGAGCAAACGGCCTCCAAATTCGAGCCTTTATCATCAGATGCGAACAACCTCGACGGCCTGAACATTCATTGCGCCATCGTCGACGAGCTGCATGCTCATAAAACCCGTGACGTCTGGGACGTTCTGGAGACGGCCACCGGCGCGCGCCTGCAATCTCTGCTTTTCGGTATCACCACCGCCGGCTTCAACAAAGAAGGCATCTGCTACGAACTGCGTGATTACGCCATCAAGGTGCTACGTGGACTGGTAAAAGATGATACGTTTTTTGCCATCATCTACACCTTAGATGAAGGTGACGATCCCTTTGATGAAAAAGTCTGGCAGAAGGCGAATCCGGGGCTGGGTATCTGTAAGCGCTGGGATGATCTGCGCCGCCTGGCTAAAAAGGCGAAAGAGCAGGTTTCGGCCAGGATTAACTTTTTCACCAAACACATGAATATCTGGGTTACCGCTGAGTCTGCCTGGATGGACATGATGAAATGGGAAAAATGCGAGTTTATCGCCCCGCAGCACGAACTTAAAACCTATCCCTCCTGGGTGGGCGTTGACCTTTCAAACAAAATTGATATCTGTGCAGCCGCTAAAGTCTGGCGCGCGCCAGGTGGCCACGTTCATGCGGATTTTAAATTCTGGCTGCCGGAAGGACGCCTTGAGAAATGTTCACGCCAGATGGCAGAGCTCTATCGTAAGTGGGCCGAGATGGACAAGCTGATCCTGACCGACGGGGATGTAATCGACCATGCTCAGATTAAGGAAGAGCTGCAGGTGTGGGTTGCTGGCGAGAGTCTGAAAGAAATTGGCTTCGACCCGTGGAGTGCGACGCAGTTCAGCCTTGCGCTGGCAGAAGAAGGGCTGCCGCTGGTGGAAGTGCCGCAGACGGTTCGCAATTTCTCTGAGGCGATGAAAGAGGTCGAAGCACTGGTATACGGCGGCCGCTTCCATCACAGCGATCACCCGGTAATGAACTGGATGATGTCCAACGTAACCGTCAAACCTGACCGGAACGAGAATATTTTCCCGAACAAGTCCACACCAGAGGCCAAGATTGATGGCCCGGCGGCATTGTTCACAGCAATGAGCCGCGTTCTGGTTAACGGTGGCAACGACCAGCAGGATCTCTCCGGATTCTTCAATAATCCCATCATGGTAGGTTTCTGATGAAAAAAAACAAACAGCCAGGCAGGGTGAAAAGCGCTCTGCTTAACTGGCTCGGTGTGCCTATCAGCCTGACTACCGGCACGTTCTGGGAGGAATGGTTTGGCACCAGCAGCAGCGGAAAGGTGGTCACGGCCGATAAAGCCATCCAGCTATCGGCTGTGTGGGCATGCGTAAGACTGTTAAGCGAGTCTATTTCAACCCTTCCGCTGAAAATATACGTTCGACAGCCTGACGGTTCGCGTAAAGCGGCAACCGAACATCCGGCCTATTCGATACTGTGCCGCCGACCCAATTCAGAAATGACACCATCACGCTTTATGTTGATGGTGGTCGCCAGTATTTGCCTGCGCGGGAACGCCTTCATTGAGAAGAAATTCATCGCAAATCGCCTTGTTTCGTTGGTGCCTTTACTGCCGCAGAACATGGTGGTTAAACGTCTCACTACCGGGGCGCTGGAATACAAATACACTGAAAACGGAAACGAGCGCGTTATTCCGGTCAAAAACATCATGCACATTCGCGGGTTCGGTCTGGACGGTGTTTGCGGCATGATGCCGATGAAGACTGGCCGGGATGTGATCGGTTCAGCAATGGCCGTTGAAGAGTCCGCGGCGAAGATATTCGAACAGGGCCTGCAGAGTTCAGGATTCCTCTCTTCTGATAAAGCTCTGGATGATACTCAACGTGAAAAACTTCGCGGTTACATGGCGGCGTTTACCGGTTCGAAAAACGCCGGGAAAATCATGGTTCTTGAGGGTGGTTTGACGTACCAGGGCGTGACCATGAACCCGGAAGATGCTCAGATGCTCGAAAGCCGCGCATTTAGCATTGAGGAGATCTGCCGCTGGTTTCGCGTGCCGCCTTTCATGGTTGGTCACACCACAAAACAAAGCAGCTGGGCATCCAGCCTGGAAGGTATGAACCTGCAGTTTCTGACTCATACACTTCGACCGCTGCTGGTGAATATTGAGCAGGAAATTGGCCGGTGCTTACTCGACAGCGATGACGAAGTGTTTGCAGAATTCTCTGTTGAAGGTCTGCTGCGAGCCGATAGTGCCGGTCGCGCGGCATACTATACCAGCGCGCTTCAGAATGGCTGGATGTCCCGTAATGACGTTCGTCGTCTTGAGAACATGCCGCCGATTGAAGGGGGCGATATTTACACCGTTCAGCTCAACCTGACGCAACTGAAAAATCTCGAAAGCAGCAACCCTGCTGTTCAGGCACTGGCCCTGCGAGAGCTGCATAACCACGTATTCCCCGATATTTCCTTTGAACAATCTCCGCTGAAACAGGCCGCTTAGGAGCACTTTCCTGATGAGCAAAAAACAACTTCCGGTAGCACCGGCGGGTCGCCCCTGCGCGCGCGTTACTTGTGAAACATTACCGTCTGCACTGGACCGCTGGGACGGCGGGATCAAAGCGGCGGCCACCGACGATAACAGCATTTCTGTTTTTGATGTTATCGGGCAGGACTACTGGGGCGAAGGGGTGACCGCTAAACGTATTGCCGGTGCGCTTCGGGCTATGAACGGCGCCGACGTTACGGTGAATATCAACTCACCGGGCGGCGACATGTTCGAAGGTCTGGCTATTTATAACCTGCTCCGCGAATACGAAGGCCGTGTAACGGTGAAGGTGCTGGGCATTGCCGCCAGCGCCGCCTCGATAATTGCGATGGCCGGGGATGATATTCAGATTGGCCGAGGTGCCTTCCTGATGATCCACAACTGCTGGGTATACGCGATGGGAAACCGCCATGATTTTGCAGAACTGGCACAGTCACTGGAACCCTTCGATACAGCTATGGCTGACATCTACGCGGCGCGCTCCGGCCTTGATATGGCCGCCGTGCAGAAGCTGATGGACGCGGAAAGCTATATCGGTGGTAGTGATGCTGTGGCGAAGGGACTGGCAGACAGCCTGCTTTCTGCTGATGCGGTCAGCGACGGCGACGAATCGCCTGCAGCCGCGCTTCGCAAACTAGATGCATTGCTGGCCAAGACCAACACCCCGCGCTCTGAGCGCAGAAAACTCATTAAAGCCTTATCCGGTGGCATGCCTGGCGCTGTCACCACCAACGACGGTACGCCGGGCGCTGCCGAAGACATCAAACCTGAAACCATCAATTCACTTGAAAACGCCCTGGCGGCGCTAGTCAAATAAGGACCATTTATGTCTGAAGTAAACGATATTCTGAAAAAAGTCACTGCCAGCATTGAAGAGGCAACCGGCAAGTTCAACGCGAAAGCAGAAGACGCACTCAAAGAGGCGCAGAAGTCAGGCAAGCTGTCAGAAGAAACAAAGGCTGCCGTCGATAAAATGGCTTCTGAGTTCAACGCACTGCGTGAGGCAGAAAAAACGCTGAAGGCAGCTATGGGCGAACTGGAGCAACATGTTGCCCAGATGCCGCTGGCAAACGCGAAGCATGTTGTGGAGTCAATCGGTCAGCAGGTGATCTCTGCTGAAGCGCTGAAAACCTTTGCCTCCGGGGTGGAAGGTGGCAAACGTATCAGTATCCCAGTTAAGGCGGCACTGACTTCTGCTGATGTGCCTGATGGCGTTATCGAACCACAGCGAATTCCGGGCATCGATACGGCACCGAAGCAGCGCCTGTTTATCCGCGATCTGATTGCGCCTGGTCGCACTTCCTCCCCTGCTATTTTCTGGGTGCAACAGACTGGCTTTACCAACAACGCGAAAGTGGTTCCTGAAAATACACAGAAACCATACAGCGAAATTGAGTTTACGCCGAAAATCACTGGCGTAAGCACCATCGCTCACCTGTTCAAAGCCTCAAAGCAGATCCTGGATGACTTCGCACAGCTGCAGTCAACCGTTGATGCAGAAATGCGCTACGGACTGAAGTACGCGGAAGAGCAGGAAATTCTCTTCGGTGATGGTACCGGCGTGCATCTGCACGGCATTGTTCCTCAGGCGTCGGCATTTAACCCGGCGTTTTCTGTAGAACAGCAGAGCGGTATTGACGATCTGCGTCTGGCAATGCTGCAGGCGCAACTGGCGCGCTTCCCGGCATCCGGCCACGTTCTTCACTTCATTGACTGGGCGCGGATCGAACTGACCAAAGACAGCCTGGGCCGATACATTCTGGCTAACCCTGCGGCGCTGACTGGACCGACGCTTTGGGGCCTGCCGGTTGTAGCCACGGAAGCGACGGCCTTCAAGGGTAAATTCCTGACTGGTGCTTTCAACGCTGGGGCGCAAATCTTCGACCGCGAAGATGCGAACGTGGTTATCTCCACGGAGAACGCCGACGACTTCGAGAAAAACATGATCACCATCCGTTGCGAAGAACGTCTGGCGCTGGCTGTGAAACGCCCTGAGGCGTTCGTGTACGGTTCATTCAGCACCGGCTCGGGGAGCTGATAAATATTGCGGCCTTCGGGCCGCTTTTTTTGGGGCAAACAGATGCTTGATCAGAATGTGGTGAAACAGCATTGCCGCATTGATACCGACTTTACGGGTGATGATGCTCTGCTGGAGATTTACACAGGTGCGGCGGCGCGTTACGTCCAGACATGGACAAGGCGAACGCTCTATGAAAATCAAAGCTCCCCTGGCTACGCAGATGACCCGGATCCGATTCTACTGAATGATGATGTTAAGGCGGCAATGCTACTGTTGATTGGTCACTGGTATGCAAACCGAGAGGCTGTGAACATCGGAAATATTACATCAGCGGTGCCTTTCGCCGTAGAAGCTCTACTGCAGCCATACCGAATTTACGGGGTTTAGGAGGACTTTATGCAGGCCGGAAGACTGAGAGACAGGGTGGTGGTTCAGAACATCACAACATCCAGAGATCCTTCTGGCCAGCCTGTTGAAACATGGCATGACGGCGGAGAAACCTGGGCAGAAGTAAAGGGCATTAGTGGGCGCGAGTTGGTAGCCGCTGGTGCTGAAACCGCAGTCGCCACTATCAGGGTATGGACACGATTTCGTAGCGATATAACTGCTGCGTCCAGACTCAGGGTTATGACTGGCGCGTTCAAGGGGGCCATTTTGAATATCATTGGTCCGCCAATCCCTGACTCTCGCGGTGTTCAGCTCGAAATTCTATGCAAACAGGGTACCGAAAAATGATTGAGACGAGCCTCGATTTTTCCGGGCTGAATGACATCGCAAAGGATCTGGAGGCGCTTAGCCGCGCTGAAAACAACAAGGTTCTGCGTGATGCCACGCGCGCCGGAGCTGAAGTGCTTAAGCAAGAAGTGATCGCCCGCGCTCCCGTGCGTGCCGGGAAACTGAAAAAAAACGTGGTGGTGGTGACCCAAAAAAGCCGCCGCCGCGGGGAAATTTCTTCCGGTGTCCACATTCGTGGTGTTAACCCGCGCACCGGGAACAGCGATAACACAATGAAGGCGAGTAACCCGAGAAACGCCTTTTACTGGCGCTTTGTGGAGCTTGGCACTGCGAACATGCCTGCGCATCCTTTTGTGCGACCCGCTTACGATACGCGCGAGGAAGAGGCCGCCAGCGTCGCCATTGCCAGGATGAATCAGGCTATTGATGAGGTATTGAGCAAGTGAATGAAGATAATATCTACGCCTTGCTTTCTTCCCTGGCAGAAGGACGGGTATACCCCTATGTTGCGCCATTAGGTAGTGACGGGAAACCGTCTGTCTCTCCACCCTGGATTATCTTTTCCATCGTCGATGATGTTTCCGCTGACGTACTGTGTGGCCAGGCAGAGAGCAGGGTTTCCGTTCAGGTCGATGTGTATTCCACTTCGATCGCTGAATCACGATCCCTGAGAGATTTGGTGCTCGCTTCGCTTGAGCCGTTAACCCCTACAGATGTGGTAAAAATCCCCGGGTACGAGCCAGATTATCGGCTCTACCGTGCCACCCTGGATTTTAAAGTTACCCCCTGACAATTAATTCACCCAACGAACCCGCCTGATGGCGGGTTTTCTTTTTCCAGGAGACAGCTATGTCTGCACTTTATGAAAAATCGCAGCTGACGAAGATCCTTATTTCCTCCCTGCCAGCCACCAAAGAAACGATGGATTCCGCAACCTTCCTCGATCTGAGTTGCACCATCAAAGAAATTCAGTTCACCGGTGGTCAGAAGCAGGATATCGACGTAACAACACTTTGCTCTACCGAGCAGGAGAACATCAACGGCCTGCCTTCTCCGTCAGAAATCTCTCTGTCCGGTAACTTCTACAAGAATCCGGCGCAGGATGCCTTGCGTGAAGCGTATGACAACGATACGACCTACGCTTTCCAGGTAATCTTCCCGTCCGGCAAGGGATTTAAGTTCCTGGCTGAAATCCGCCAGCACACCTGGTCTTCAGGTACCAACGGCGTAGTGGCGGCAACGTTCTCCCTGCGTCTGAAAGGTAAGCCTGAAAATATCGAGTCTGGCTCCTGAGAGGTCGCATGAAGAATATTAAAAATCTTGCCCTGGCTAAGATGTCGGGTTTCCGTCATAAGACGGTCGCCGTTCCTGAGTGGGAAGGCGTCAAAGTGGTTCTGCGTGAGCCGTCTGGTGAAGCCTGGCTGCGCTGGCAGGAAGTGGTGAAAGCGGGTGATGATGACGAAAATGTGTCGGTATCGGAAAAGGCGCACCGCAATCTTTGTGCTGACGTGGTGCTCTTCATTGACGTCCTGTGTGACACCGATAAGCAACCGGTATTCAGCGTAGATGAAGAAGAGCAGGTGCGTGGAATCTACGGCCCCGTCCATTCACGCCTGCTAAAACAGGCGCTTGACCTGATCAACAACGCGGACGAAGCGCGGGAAAAGTCTCAACCCCCGGCGTAAAGTTTCTGATGTCGCTTGCGCTCCGGATGGGGCGCACGCTCTCAGAGCTTCGGCAGAATATGACGGCAAGCGAGCTTCTGATGTGGATTGAGTACGACAGGCAAAGTCCGGTTGGCGATATTCGTGGTGACATTCAGGCCGCCCAGCTCGTCTCTGCCATCTACGGCTCGCAGGGGGCAAAAGTACCGCTGGACGATGCGATCCTGCGCTGGGGTGGTGATGAGCAATCAGAACCGAAGGACCCGTTTGCAGGACTTGAGGCTGCACTTACAGCTGCAACTCAGTGACAAATGAACTACAAAATAATAGGATTATTTTTTTTAATGATTTGGTGAAGGCAATGAAAAAACTAGTCTTATTTGTATTATTTTTTGGTTTCAGTTGTGTTTCAAATGCAACTCAAACACTGGCTCCATTAGAACCAAATGAGTTGCAAAGCTATACGTCTACGATTTGCTCTGATCATGCAAATCCTGAATTGTGTAAAAAGGCTTTTTTTAAATTCATGGGCTATATAAAAACAAACGATGATTACTACTATTTCTGTCAAAAGCAAAAAGAGGCAGGGATGACGATTAATAAAGATTCATGCAATAAATCGGAAGCTCTGAGAGAATTTTTAGACAAGCCATGAGGTTTATATCACAACAAAAAGCCCGTTGATGGGCTTTTTTTTTCGCCTGGAGAAAATTGATGGCAACATTACGTGAGTTAATAATCAAAATTTCCGCTAACTCGCAGTCATTCCAGTCGGAAATTTCCCGCGCCTCACGCATGGGGCAGGATTATTACCGAACCATGCAAAATGGCGGTCGGCAGGCTGCCGCTGCCGCCCGAGAGAGCGAAAGGGCGTTATCTGATCTGACCGCTGGGTTTGCATCGGCAGGAAGAGCCGCTGCTGCTGCTACGGCCGCTTTTGCGACTGGTAAGCTCGTGCAGATTGCTGATGAGTGGAATTCAGTAAACGCCCGTCTTAAGCAGGCATCATCTTCAGCTGATGATTTTGCTGCCTCTCAGCGCCAGTTAATGGAAATCAGCCAAAGAACTGGCACCGCGTTTTCAGACAACGCAAACCTTTTTTCACGCGCAGCTGCTTCAATGCGTGAGTTTGGGTATAGCTCTGACGAAGTTCTGAAAATTACCGAAGCTGTTTCTACCGGCCTTAAACTTTCGGGGGCTAATACTCAGGAAGCGAGTTCTGTTATCACTCAATTCAGCCAGGCTCTGGCGCAGGGCGTTCTTCGCGGTGAAGAATTCAACGCCGTTAACGAAGCAGGTGATCGTGTTATCCGCGCACTTGCCGCCGGAATGGGCGTGGCTCGAAAAGACCTGAAAAGTATGGCTGATCAGGGGCAACTTACTATTGATAAGGTTGTTCCGGCGTTAATGAGCCAACTCGGTGCATTGCAGGGTGAATTTGCCAGCATGCCGCAAACCGTATCCGGGTCCCTACAAAAAGTAACAAACTCATTCATGGCCTGGGTTGGTGGTGTCAATCAGGCTACTGGGGCTACCGATGCGTTGTCTGGTGGGCTGGACGGTATCGCACAGACGCTTGATTCTTTTACATCATCAGCAGTTAGCGGTGCTCTCAGTGAAGTTGCTGACAATATGTCCACCATAACAACAGTTGCTGGAGCGCTAGTTGGCGTTGGGTTAGCAAAATACCTCAGCGGAGTTGTAACCAGTGCCACGAGTGCAACAGGTGCGTTAATTTCAGCTGCGAAATCAGAGGTTGCTCTTGCAGTCGCGCAGGATAAAGCGGCGCAGTCTGCTGTTGCGGCTTCCAGGGCTGAAGTTTATCGGGCTCAGCAAGCAGTACAGAGTTCAAGAAGTGCAGATGTTCAGGCGGCTCAGCAAGAAAAAGTCGCGGCGGCTGAAGCAAAAGTCACTGCGGCCCATACCAGACTTACGACCGCTCTTGCCAGCGGTACAGCTACGGAAAAGGTGCGAGCCAGAACAGCACTTGAACGCGCGCAGGCAGGGCTGGTAGCAGCTAAAAATGCCGACGCTCAGGCTGTAGCTGAAAGGCGTCTGGCTGCCGCTCAGGCTGCTTTAAACCGTAACATCTCAAATCGTGTTTCGACCCAAAGTAATCTCAATAGTGTGACATCTGTCGGCACTCGGCTCATGAGTGGTGCCCTTGGACTTATTGGCGGCGTACCGGGTTTGGTGATGCTCGGGGCAGGTGCCTGGTATGCGATGTATCAGAATCAGGAGCAGGCTCGGCGTTCTGCTCAGGAATATGCCAGTCAAATCGACGAGATACGAGAAAAAACTTCCCGCATGTCTTTGTCTGAAACAGACGATAATAGGGGGAGGACTGTTGGTGCTCTGGTAGAGCAAAATCGTCTGATTAATGAGCAAGCCAAAAAGGTTGGTGAGCTGAAGACCCAGATCGATGATTTGAACGCATCGCGTGGAAAGCCGGGCATTAACAGCGAGAACGATGCAAATATACTGAGAGCGATAGCTATTGTTACTGATCAACTTGCTGTTGAAGAGGGAAAATTAAATGACATGCGAGATAAATCTCGCGGCATACAGCAGGCTCTCGAAGAAATTGAACGGCGTCGTAATGATTTAATTCGCGAACAAGCCTGGCGACAGAATGCGGTATATCAGTCGATGATCATGATGAATGGTCAGCATACTGAATTTAACCGCCTGTTGGGGCTAGGTAACCAACTTCTTATGGCGCGTCAGGGGCTGGCTAACGTCCCGCTCAGACTTCCACAGGCAGATCTTGACAAAAAGCAAACCGATGCCCTCGAAAAGAGCCGTCGGGATCTGGAGTTGTCACGCCTGAAGGGTGAGGCCAAAGAACGTTTACGGTTGAGTTATGCCGCCGATGACCTGGGATTAACCAGTGAACCGCAATTCCAGACAGCCCGTCAGGAGTTGATAAATAACGGTCTTATGGAATGGAAAAATAATGAGACCAACAAGCCCAGGGCAAAAGGTGGTAAAACCGAAGGCGAAAAAACAGAGGATGTTTATAAACGCCTTATAAAGCAGCAAAAAGAGCAGATCGCCTTGCAGGGTCAAAATACCGAACTGGCAAAACTGAAATACCAGGTTAGCCAGGGCGAACTGGCGACGTTGACAGCGTCCCAGAAGCAGACCCTTTTGCAGAATGCCGCGCTTATTGATCAGCAGAAAATTCGTGAGCAACTGGCAGCATATGAAGCAAACCTTGCTGATGCCAACGCCAGCTCGCGTGCATCAAATCAAGCTGAGCTCACTGGATACGGGCAGGGGAGCCGTACGCGTGAGCGTATGCAGGAAATGCTGCGTATCAGGGAGGAATTTCAGCAGAAAAACGTTGACCTTCAGCGCCAGTATCAGTCCGGTGATATCTCTGAGGAACTGTATCGCCAGGAGCTGGCACTGAATAAACGTTATCTCGATGAACGCTTACGCGATCAGGCGGGTTTCTACGCTGCGTCTGATGCCCAAAGAAGTGACTGGGCTGCTGGGATGCGGGAGGGCTTTGCTAACTGGGTAGATACTGCTTCCGATTACGCCTCACAGTCAGCAGACCTGGTGAACAATACCATGTCTGGGCTGGTGGGGAATATTTCTGAAGCGCTGGCCGGTAACAAAGTTGACTGGGAGGACTGGTCAAAATCGGTACTGGCATCCATGCAGAAAATTATCCTTAACGCGATGATCGTCAATTCGCTGCAGTCTTCTATGGGCGGTGGTGGATTCCTGGGCGGATTGTTTGGCGGCTCTGCTGGTGGATCAACACCGTCAGGTTCTTACAACTCTGCGGCATCAGGTCTTCAGCTCAACGCTAAGGGGGGCGCTTACGCTTCCGCCAGCCTCAGTGCTTACAGTAACAGCATTGTCAGATCACCGACATACTTTGCTTTTGCGAAAGGCGCTGGGCTGATGGGGGAGGCAGGCCCGGAAGCCATCATGCCGCTAACGCGATCTGCAGATGGTTCACTTGGCGTTCGGGTAACAGGAGCTCAAATGGCCCCAGGAGGCGGCGGAGAAATCCATATCACCCAGCATATCAATGTTTCTGGTAACGGTGACGCCGCGCTTAATCGTGCCATGCAGGAGGCCGCGCGTCAGGGAGCTGCCGATGGTGCTAAAAAAGCGCGTCAGGACATGCTGAGTGATTTTCAGACCAACGGTCAGGCCAGGAGGATGCTTGGCGTTTAAATAAGGAGTGACTATGTCTGTGCTTGAATGGCCTGAAGATGTATGTCCGGCGTCGCTGACGTGGCGGCCGGAAAGTAACACAAAAACATTTCGTTCCCCGTTTAATGGTGCATCACAGACCGTCCGTTTCCCCGGCACCCGCTGGATCTGCTCCCTGACGTTTAGCAACCTTACAGATGATAAATCCCGGCGCATCGATGCGCTGGTGGCCAATCTTGATGGTGAATATGGCAGGGTGAAGATCCGGGACTGGGGGAGGGTTGGCAGGACGCCAGCCGGAAATCCGGTGGTTTCTGACGCGAACCAGACTGGGACGCAGATCGGCAGTAAGGGCTGGACACCCGGAAGGCTGGTACTGCGCACCGGTGATTACTTTACCGTTAATGACGAGCTGAAGATGGTCACCGCTGATGTGACCAGTACTGCTGCAGGAACAGCCGTTATTCCTTTTGCGCCTATGTTGCGCGCCTCTCCCCCGGCTAACGGCAAAATCGAAGTTGCCATGCCATACGGTATTTTCAAGCTAAAGGATAACCAGCAGGGGGCCGGTAATCGCATTCCTGGCGGTTTTACCAGCTATACGCTGGAGTTTGAGGAGGCTTTCTGATGCTGTATTCCCCGTTTTCTGATTCGATGGTGGACTGGCTTTCCCGCGACAGGGTTACCGCCGTGCTGGCGGCCAATGTCCAGTTTGAGTCCGGTACCGCCTACGTACATTCCGGCACCGGCACGCTGGTGCTGGGCGGTTATGTCTATTACGGCATGGGTACGATGGGGGCCATCGACGATGTAGGCGAAACCAACACAACAAGCCCGACGCAGCTAAGGATGACGCTATCCGGGCTGGATATGTCGCTGTTTGCTAAAACGCTCAATGAGCGCTGTGTGGGAAGGCCAGCGGAGCTGTATCTGGTGGCGATGGATGATAACGGCGTCGTTCAGGTTGCAGACCTGATTTTTAAGGGGAAGGTTTCCGGCACCGGGGCAACGGCGGGTGAAACGAATGCCCTACAGTACACCGTCAGTAATATTTTTGAGGACTGGCAGCGACCGTTCCCGGACCGCTATACCGACGAGTCACACCAGTCCACTCAGCCAGGCGACCGCATATTTCGTTACGTCGCACAGATGGCAGAACGTTCAATTTACTGGGGCAGCAAAAAAGATGCGCCAGGGTTTACCTATTCGTGAGGAAGCATGAAGCATCCAGACTGGCATAACAGATTAATCGCCGTAATAAGGGCCGCTGAAAAGCGGCCTTTTTTATGGGGCGAACATGACTGCTGCCTGTTTGCGGCAGATTGTGCGGAAGCGATGACCGGGGATAATTTCGCCGACGGCTGGCGCGGGACCTACGACAGCGAAACGGGCGCAAAAAAGGCGCTGCTGCGCGGCGGCGGCTCACTTGAAAAGGTGCTGACTAAATACCTCGATGAAGTACCGGTGAAAATGGCTCAGCGCGGAGATATCGCGGTAGTGGAAAACGCGGGTACCCGATGCGCCGGGGTAATTTACGGTGGTGCAGTGTGGGTGCCGGGAGAAACGGGGCTGGTTTGTCTGCGGATTAAGCCCCTTAGTACGTGGAGGGTTCGCTGATGCCTGCTGCAATTCCTATCATCGCGACGGTAGCCGCTGGCGCCGCGGCAGCCAATGGAGCCTACGCTATCGCAATGGCAATCACCATTGCCGCTCAGGTCGCCACACAGATGATGACGAAGAAGCCATCACTGGGGTCTTACCGGGACACTGCAGAGCGTAAGCAGGTGCTGCGCGCGGCTGCCAGCCCTAAAACGGTTGTTTATGGCAGGACCGTATCTGCAGGCACTCTGTTTTTCGCTGAAGAACAGTCTGGCGAGCAGACTGATGGTGAATGGGTTCACCTTGCCATTACTCTGGCGGGACACCCAATATCAGGCACGGGCACCATTTACCTGGGCGATGACGATATCGGCTCCTATGGCGAGAGCGCCACGTATGAAGTGCATATCGATCGCCAGACAGCAGATCCGTTTATGCTGGCAAATTGCCCGTCGTGGAAAGATGACATGATCGGCAAGGGGATTTCCTGGCTGCGTCTGTCTCTGAAATACAATGCCGAGAAATTCCCGTCAGGCATCCCGAACGTGAAGGTTGAGAAGACGGGCCGGAAAGTATACGACCCGCGCACCGGCCGCACGGAGTACAGCAACAATCTGGCGCTGTGCGTGCTGGACTATTACCGGAGTTACCTGAAAGTCGCTGATGCTGATATTAACTGGGATCAGTTTCAGGAGGCGGCCAACATCTGCGACGAGCTGGTGACTAACGGCGACGGCACGACGGAAAAGCGTTACACGCTGAACGGGGAATTTGACCTCAGCGAAAATAAGGCGAGCATTCTTGAGGCGATGCTGACAGCTGGCGCAGCAGAGCCAACCTACATCGCCGGTAAACATGGCATCCTCGTTGGCGCGTATTATGGCCCCGCAACCGAAGTTATTACCGAGAGTCAGCTGGCCGGTGATATCGAGATCATGCCTGAGGTGTCACAGTCAGAGCGCGTTAACACCATCAGCGGTACGTTTGTCGATCCTAAACAGACATACTCTGAAGCCGATTTTCCATCAGTATCTGTGAGCGAGTGGGTAACCGAAGACGGCGTGGAGATATCGCAGGATCTTAAGCTGCGTTTCGTTACGTCTGAATTTCAGGCCCAGCGCCTGGCGGACATCAAGCTCAAGCGGACCCGCATTTCCCGCACAATGAATCTCACGCTGAACCTTAGTGGGTACCGGTACCGCCCCGGTATGTACGTAAAAGTTAATTTTCCCTCGCTTGGGATCGTTAACGTTGAGATGCGCGTGACAGACTGGAAATTTGGCGTGCATAACGGCGTGCAGATTACGCTGAAGCAGGAAACCGCTGACGTGTGGGGTGATGCCATTGGTAAGCCGATCGATCGTCCTGATTTTACCCAGCTCCCTCCTGGTGGAGTGGCTCAGCCTCAGAACCTGCGATACACCGTAGAGGAAATAGGTCAGGTGGTGCAGGGCGTGCTTTCCTGGCAGAACATCGGGCAGTTTGTCTATAACCAGGTGGTAATCCGCAGGAATGGACAGCCAGTGCTGACAGCTCAGGTTCCCGGCTCGTTCACGCGATTAACCGGTTTGCTGCAGGACACATACACTGCTCACGTCACAGCCGTTAATCAGATGGGCGCGGCGTCCCCTGAGGCATATCTTGAATTCAGCATTGAGGCACCACCTCCGCCGTCGGGTGTTACGGTAGAGCAGGCGTTTTTTGCCGTGATGCTCATTCCCCGCCTCGCAGCTGTGACAAACGTCTCCACCCAGTTTGATTTCTGGACGTCAGGTGAGCAGCCGCTTGCCAGCGCTGATACGGCGACAGTGGAGGCCGGAGCAACGCGCGCGGGTATGGGCACGACATGGACCAGCCATAACCTGAAAAACGGGCATACCTATTACTGGTATATCAGAACCATCAACGCGTTTGGTGCGTCTGCCTTCGTCGAGGTGGCCGCGCTGTGCCAGACAGATACCGGTGAACTCATCGACATCATTGATGATTCTGTTCGGGATTCTGATGCTTTTAAAAATATCTCGGAAGGTGTGGACACCAATCTTGAAGCTGCCATGCAGAATGCCCTGGCTAATCACGGCACGGTTGAACATCAGTACCAGCAGTTAGGCGAAGTGCGCGCTGATGTTCTGGTTGTTAAAACTACAGTGGCTGAAGTGGATCACGCTCTTGCTGATTTGTCAGAGTACGTTCAGGCGCAGGTCGGGGATTTAACCGCCGCGGTTAACCAGAAAATGACGGCAGAGGTGAACAGTGATGGAACCGCAAAGGCATCGTATACGCTGAACCTTGGGATCGTTCGTAATGGCGTTAAATACAACACTGGTTTTGGCATGTCGATTGAGCCATCTGGCGGGTCTTACAAATCCACAGTGGTATTCGCTGCTGACCAGTTTGGTATCTACTCGGGAAGCGATCCGGGAAATTACCAGGCAGCATTTTTTGTCTATAACGGCCAGGTGTTCATACGTGATGCCTTTATCCAGGACGGCAGCATTACTAACGCGAAGATTGGTAATTACATCAGATCTTCAAACTATGTGGCTGGTCCGGGTGGCGCCGGGTGGAACATTGATAAATCAGGGAACTGTGAGTTGCACGGCGCGCTGTATGCCGCCAGCGGTAATTTCGCCTTCACCGGGAACGGTAATGGGGTCACCATTGACGGGAAGGGCATAAAAATTGATCTCGGCGGCGGTAACCTGATTGTTCTTGGAGAGTGGTGACTATGCCAAAGGGTTTACGTATTACCTACGCCGATGGCGGCCCAGCAATGGAAATAACTGCCGGGCTTCGCTGCCCTTCGTTTTGCCAGAACGTCAGCGAAGCATGGGATGTTAACCAGTACACGATTAATCAGCGCGTGGATGGCAGCCAGATCGTCGTTATCCCACGAAATACCGTTTACAAACTTAACAGGGGGACAAACCTCATTCCTACTATCGGCATGCTGGATGGATTTACCGTATCAGGTAACACCATCACCATGAATACCTGGTGGAGTGATAACTGGAATCAGAAAAAGACCTTTGATGCCTCGATCTGGCAAATTCTTCCGGCTTCGTCTGGCAGAGGGTTGCTCATTAAGGACAGCACTGATTTCCTCTCAATCACCGATGCCACGATGTCGGGATACTGCGTCTGGCGGGGCACAGTAACCTTCACCGGAAGCTGGGCGACTCCGACGACAAATATCTCACGTGATCGCTACATGGTATTCGCCAAATGGAGTGCCGATAACGTCACCATCGAGTTTGACGGCTTAAACATTCTTGCGACGATAGATCATGCTGGCCTCGATCAGGCCGCGACTGTCACCATGCAGCTCGCGATTTTTGCCAGTGGCGTAAGCCCGACACCGGGAAGGGGGCTGAATATCATCAAAGGCGGTGTTTGTGTGTTCTCTACCACCCGCAGGCCATTCGTTTACCGGAACCAGACATACGCGCCGTCATGGTCAAATACCGATATTGGTGAGGGCATGATACTGCTCGGTCGCTATGGCTATAACAGCGAGGTCTACACAGGCTGGGACTACATAAAATGGGCCGGACTTATCCGTAATGGAAATTTGGTGCGTGCCGGAAGAGGAAGAAATGCCGCTTCATGGACATCGCAATACAGTGTCGTAGGGCGAAGGCTTACAAGTCTTACCATCCCCGTCATTGATGCAATTTACTGACAACCCGCTTCGGCGGGTTTTTTTATATCTGAATTCAGGAGTCCATTATGTCAGCAGGCACCATCACCCTGACGAACGGGTCCGCTGTTGTCGGCGGTACAGGAACTTCATTCGCAACCGAACTTGCAGCAGGTGACTTTATTGTCTCAACTGTGGGCGGCGTGTCGTATACATTGCCCGTAAAATCGGTAGAGAGTAATGCGCAACTTACGCTGGTCAGCAATTTCACCGGGCCAACACAATCCGGCGCGGCCTGGTCAGCGGTTCCCCGTGTGGCGCTGAACATGGTCACTGCCGCGCTGGTGGCGCAAAGTGCTGAAGCGCTGCGTGGACTGAATTACGACAAACAGAACTGGCAAAGCATTTTTTCTGGAACCGGCAATGTAACAGTAACACTGCCGGATGGAACGACATGGACGGGCCCCGCTTGGAATAGCATTACCGCCTCACTTTCAGGAAAGGCGGCAAAAGGTGCAAACAGCGACATCACCTCTCTCAGCGGACTCACTACAGCGCTGTCTGTAGCTCAGGGCGGTACCGGTTCGACAACCGAATCAGGCGCTCGCACAAACCTCGGCTTGGGTAATAGCTCGACAAAAGATATCGGAACAATCGCTGGAACGGTCGCCGCCGGCGATGACTCCCGACTTAACACAGTTAACGGTAAGACGTCTGGTACCGTAAAAGGTGATTTCTTTACCCTGGACAATAGTTACGGTCATACAACCAAGATACTTACGTACAACCCTGGAACAGTGGGTACGCATTTTGGCGGTATGTCTATGAAGCGACCCAATTCACAGGGATGGATTTTATCGCAATATACTACGACGGATTATGAAGTTCAGTCGGTGACAATCGGTATAGATGCGCCAGGCGCAAACGTCAACTGGGTATTCAACCGTAACGGACAGGCAGTCGGAACCTGGGTAAATAATAGTGACAGCAGGATCAAGAAAGACATCAAACCAATCCCGGATCCGCTTGATGCCATGAAGAAAATAAGGGGCTGCTCGTGGACGCGACTTGACTCAGGTGTAACCGGGTTTGGTTTTATCGCACAGGAAGTACAGGGAGTTTTCCCTGAAGCGGTAAACAACTTTGGGCAGGCGATGACGATGGAGGATGGTACCGAAGTTAAGGATGTCCTTTCAGTCGATACCACGGGTGTCTCTGCCGCGCTCCACCATGAGGCTATTCTCGCATTAATGGGAAAAGTTGAAGAGTTAAACCTGAAAGTGGAAGCGCTTCAGTCTGGAAGCTGAGGAAACCGCCGCCCGTCGTATGCAAGAACGGGCGACGGCTGGTTGCTCAGTGTTCATGCCCGAGCAAACGCCGGGAATATTATCCGAACAATAACTACAGCCCAACCTGGCTAACATTCTGGAACTCAGTAGCAAGGGGTTTACAGACTCAGTAAACAAAGAACCCGGCTTTGCCGGGTTCTGATTGTTAAGCTGCTTTCTTAACTGGTTTCTTCTTTGCTGCTCTCTCATTAATGTCATCAATGAGTCCACGCAGCCTGTATGAGTTTAAAAGAAGGTTCTGGAGTGTTTTGTTCATAGCGTATGTGCTCCTGCTCGGGTTACTACCAATTATTGGGTTGAATTCCGTGGTTAACGACCTGTTCATGAGCCTCTAAGGACTTCTTCAAATCCTTCTGCTGAACAGCCATCAAAAGACTTTCTGCATACATGATGCCTTGGCGGATATTCATCAAGCCCACACTAGCCCCAGCGGCATCAAGATCGTGTTTTTCAGTTACAAGACGCTCGATCTCATGGTTAAGAGCTTCTGCGCCTGCCTTCATTTTAGCCAATGTATCCTTAAGCTCTTCAAAACTCGGATTTGTCAGCTCATAAAGACCTTCCATACCATGAACTGAAAACAGTGATCCTAACGATTCCAGTGCATAGACAATCGACGCAATAGCCTTGTCATATGCATCCTTTTCTTCTTGTAACATTGTAGATCCTGACCGTGTGTATGCAGTTTAAAAGTGGTCAATCATCATACTCTCATGATGGGGACAATCAAGATCAATTTCAATAGTCAAAGTCCGATAGTTGTGATAGCGCGCGCATCTACAACCCTTTCAAAACAATGCATCAACTGGTCTTAATTTATACACTTAAAATCGGCAAATGGAATACAAACTTTATGATGATATTTTTCAATCTGAGTGAACAACGACAATGAAAGTCAAAGATTCTAAGTAAGTTAAGCCTAGCACAAAGAAGCGAAAGAAATGTGAACTAGGCAATTGTTTTGTAAATCAACAAATAAGAATTGTTGTTTGGCATGCTATCCATTTTTCCTGACAGTCGGGAACTCTGAAACCAACCACATATCGGACTCTTCAAACATTTCCTCCAGCATGCGGTTCAGTTTTTCCCGATCGCTTTTGCTGGCATCGCTATTCAGGCCGTTTGCCTGCATCGGCTTCACCTTCACTTCGGCATCAGGGAAAATCTGGTGCACCCGCTTCGTCAGCTCGGCCAGAATGATCTCTCTGGCCCCTTCGAGCCCCTCTACATTTCGCTTGTCATAAACTAGTTCAACGAACATCACACACCTTTTAGTCGATGAATTTAATGGAAGGATGCTCAATGCCAGCATCTATGCAATCGACGGCTTTCTTTAGTTCACGCAGGAGATTTTCAGCTTGCCTACGGGACAAGCAGATCGTTTGATCAGGGAATTGCACCGACGGCCATGATGGGACAGAAGCCATAGTGTCTGTGAATTTGGCGTATAACAGAACATGTTCAGTGAGCGCGCAGTAACTGAGAGCAAAATCAGTTAACTCAGGCATTGCTCCTGCATTCGACTCTTTTGCGATTGCCATAAAACAATCCTTTTTTGCTGGATGCATACACAGTAAATGGGATCGGGGATATGGTCAATGGATACGTAATATTGGCTATTCTCTTACTGTAAGTAACTGAATGATAAAGATGGCGCTAACCGTTGATGTTATGAAAAAGTGCGCTATCCCATTGATGTTGTTTAAGAAAGCGCACGATTTAAAATCCCTCGGCGTTCGCGCTGTGTGGGTTCAAGTCCCACTCCGGGTACCATGGGAAACAAAGAATAATCAAAGCAATAAGCAGTGTCGTGAAACCACCGAAAGGTGGTTTTTTTGTGCCTGTAATTTCTGTTCACTTTTTTCGTCAGCTTGACTCGCCACAGGAAAAGGACAATCCTGTCCCGTACACTCTACATCAACCATTTTTCCTTTTTTATTAAATAGATAGTCATGTTTAAAGACGGTTGTGTTTTAGTCGAGTATCTTCAAGTTTCGAATGAAACACGGTTCGCATAAATTGATGCAAATCAAACTGATTTAAGTTAATGCATTTCTAATATTAATTAATTCGCGCAAAAAAATAATAGTGATGTATCTTAGCCGTAGCGAGAAGACGTTTAATTTGATAATTGCTGGTGGCGATTCGCTATATTGTCGGATCAAACCGTCAGTCTTATGTTCACGGGGTTAAGTCCTGGCAAGGAATGTCTTTACCAGAAACACACCTATCTCAGTTAACAAAATGTATATTTTACAATAACAAGAAGCCGTATCCCTATCGGGAAAGACTCTAGATTTTAAAAGAATTGGATAATTAAAAATGAAAAAAATAATGATAGCTGCTTTTTTATCAGTAGTGATGACGGGATGTGCTAATAATCCTAACGCCTCTGACTATGAATTATGTCAGGCTATGAGCGGTGACACGTTCACCAGCGGGTCGGAAGCGGCTCAAATGATGCAAGCCAGAATACAGGCGGGCACTTCTACGGTCAGTGCGGCAGATTGTGCGGCTATTGCACAAAGTACGGCAGCAGGATGGCAACAAAAGGCGGCTAACCTGAATGCAGCTAGCGCTGCATATAATCAAAGTATTCAACCTAAACCTACCCTGGAAACTAATTGTAATCCGACTATAAACGGCGGTTTTACCTGTACGCAGCAATAA